ATCATGCCGCGGCTTCGTATTCTCACTCGTGATCTCATCCAACAGACTCATACGCTCCTCCAGGCTCGCTCGTCATAGCGTACGCCACGCGAGCAGAATCTCCTACGTGATACGGATCAGGATCTGAGGCGGCTTCGCATTCCGATTGCGACGCCAGAGGCCAGAACCATCCGCCTGCGACCCGTACTCGCTCGAGCTCGTATTGCCCTCAATGCTGACGCACGCGCCCGTCACAAGATTCGGACGAGTGACGAGCAAGCCAATGTGATCTTGCTGCTTATCCTCATCAAACTGGTACGTGATCGCATCACCAGTCCGGCTCGAGCGCCACGAGACAATACTCATGCCATACCGTTTCTGTTCGGCAGCGGCGACCCAATCAGGCACGAATGCTTCATTCATGCCCTTGCAGAACGCTGCCCAGCTCTTCCAACCCGCACACCGATAAGCCCACGAAGTAGTCGCGGCGCACCACGGCCACGCGCCAGGCGAGAGCTGCGAGCCGAGCTTCTGAATCTCCTCAACGTACGGGCCACGATTATTGCCGTGCGTCTCGAGCGGCCCCTCGACGATTCGCATACACCACACCGCGCGCTCCTGCAACGATCCCGGAAGATCCTTGCCAATCACCAGAAGCGTCTTCGGCGTGAGATCGCCCGTCTGCTTGATGCGATTCTTCTTCTGCACACGCTTACACAGCTCGCGCGCCGCACTCCCATACGTGTCGGAGAGGTTGAAGCCTTTGGGGATCTGGATGCCGGCACGCTTCGCATAATCACGAAGCGCAATCTTGGCTGCCTGACGATGCGTCACGAGCGGCGAGGATCAGACACGAGGTAACCAGCGGCAGCGACGATGATCGTGATGATGGCGCCCTGGACGACTTCGGGAATCTCAACACCAGCCATACCAGCACCCCACACAATGATCGTGACGAGCGCCGCAGCAATAGCAGCGGCCGTCACTTTGGGACTAATGTTCGACATGCTTTCCTCCTCTAGATGAGTTGCGAGACGACTGCCGTCACGGCACCCGTCACCGCACTAATGGTAGCGATAATCCCGACGAGCTGGCCCTTCGTCATATCAGACCCGCGACGCATCGCCTCACGCTCCTCTAGTTTGAGAAGACGCGCCTCGATCCTGTCAAGACTACGAAAGATACGATCAATCTCAGCGTCACTCATAACGCCACTTATGCAATTCCCTGCACGTGAATGCGCCTAAATGAAGCAGTCATCGTACCCGAACATCGATAATTCAAGGCGAATGTATTTGTCCCAGCTGTTAGGCCACCAATGATCGTAGACATCGTATATGTGACATCTCCACCCGGATCTGCTGTGTAATCAAATTTCACGCACCAATCGTCACTTGCAGCTACCGTTCCAGCTCCACTAACAGCAACGCTGAGAAAAGTCTGAGCACCACCAGTAGCGTTTGTCATACGAGCAGAAAAAGTAACTAAAGCAGAAGTCCCCGTAACCAGTGTAACCGTTGGATTTGTTCCTGGAGAACCACTCAAAACCGATCCATATGCAGTATTCGCATAAGTTCCAGAATTTGACGTAAATGACGCTACAGGAGTTATGCAAACCCAAACCGAACCATTGTAGATAGTCTGTACGCCTGTTGGTAGAACTGTTGATCCTCCGGCAGCAGCAGGAACAGTAGGAGCTGTTAGATAACAACGCTGCCCTTCAACAGGAGAAGTTATTGCTGCGTCTCGTGCGGCTTCATTTGTGAAAACCGGATTCCCCATCAGCGAGTTATCGCGTACATCAGTATTCCAACGTGTTGCGGTGAGTACGTCGCCGGCGACGGCGGTTCCTGGTGTAGTCCAAGGCATGAGCGTATTCTACCGTTTCTGTTAGAGTCCGAAGGGCGAGCCGACGACAGTTCCACCGGCGAAGAGGCTGACGGGGTTTGCGATCGGATCACTATTCGATCCGAAGACGAAGGCGACGGTATCCGTCGATGCGAGCATGAACTCGACTGTGTGCTGCTTTGGTCGGATCTGGTGCCGGATGCCGATGATCTGGACAGCCTTCGATACGCGATCACCGACGCGGCTGGGTTGGAATTGAATCGTGACGATATCTGCAAGCTCAAGGGCGAGCACGACGCTCTGCTGCGTTGCGGTGAGTGCGGCTAGTTCTACGGCAATCGCGTTGAATCGCAAATCCGGATCACCATACTTATTCGCGTAGTATGCGGCGAGGGCGGCAGCGTCAGCGGTTCCCTGAGCACCCAGCGGCAAGAGGAGACCATTGACCTCGAGGCTCTGCACTCCGTACGTCGTCTGACTCGTCGCGTTCGACGCGAGTTGTGTCTCAAGGCCGATCGGAGTGATACCGACACGATTGTAGAGCAGCTCGGTGCCATACGAAATCTCAATGTCCGTATACGGGATCGCCGTGCCAGCATCCGAGAAGACGACAGTACCAGGAGCGAGCGCGCCGGCATTGCGATCCCGAAACGTCACCTTGTTTGCCTTTGACATGAAGAGCAGTCCAGGCTCGGAAGCGGCGACGAGCTGCAAGTACTCGAGTACCTCGCGGCCCTGCTCTACCACATCCGCCTGGAGAGTCTGGACGCCCGTGTCAAGATCACGCAACGAAGCAGACCACGCCACCTCCGTTCGATCCAGCACGGCTCCAATCCGAGCGCCCGTCGTCTGAGCCGTCGCCGTATGCTGATTCAACTGCTGCCCACCAAACAGGATGAACCCATCCACACACGCAGCCGACGCTGTAGAGTCGCCCTCTACCTCAAAGTCAAGACTCCAATCCTCCACGAGTCCCGTGAACTGCACCGCCGTCGAGCCACTCACGATGGTGCTTACTTTCATGTTCTTTCGCGGTTGAATGTTCGGATAGAACGGCGACGAGGTGTAGAACGGATCGAAGGCGCGCGTCTGATTTGTAAACGACAGGTTCGCGCTACCCGTCGTGAACCTGTCAAGCTCGCGCGACAATCCTCGCGAGATCGTGACGCTCGTCGTATACGACGTCACATCGTAGAACGCGGTGCCGCTTCCGCCGATCTGGACGAGAACATCAGGCGCCGGCACGAGGCTAGCCCTTACGAAGCGTCGTCACGCGATTGAAATCCGTCTTCGTGCTACCCGTCGCCGTCTGACCAGCGATATTCTGCGTCACCGACAATAGCGGCGCGCTGAAGGCTTGTCCGTTCCGCTTCTCAAATCGTTTGATGCTCTCGACGATGACGCGACCGAGCTCGTCAGGATCAGTCCCCAGCCCAGCATTGACCGTCAGATTGATCACCTGCGTATGCCCCGGTTGACCACCACCCACAGCGTCACGAAGCATATTCATCGCCGAAGTGGAGTTCAGCGGAATGACAGCCTCAGCACCAGCCTCACCAGCCGTAAAGACCTGCTTCTTCAGAATGCCACCCATCGCCAAGCCATACGCAGACCGCTGAGGCTTCCGATTCGATGCGTCCCACTCGGACATGATCTTCCGAATCTCTTCTGCCTCAGCACTCGTAATAGTCGCGCCACCAGGACTACCCGGACGCTTACGGAAATCCTGAGCAGCCTTCAACCGATCAGCGCGCCGCTTCGTCCACGACGCAAGATCAGCCTCAAAGCGACGCTGATTCTCAGCACGCTGAGTAGCAGACACGCCAGGCGCCTCTGGAGCGATCGGCTGACCCTGACCAGCAACACGCGCAATATCCGCCACAAGCGCAAGGACGCCCTGCAACTCGCGCTCAAACGCACCAGAGAAAGCAATGCCAAGCTCAGAGCCGAAGTCCGAGCCAAGATACCCCTTCAACTGATTGGAGAAGTCAGCCGCCGAGATCAGTCCACGATTGAACTGCTCGATGAGGTTATCAATGGTCTTCTTGTCCGTCTCCTCTGCATCAGCGAGTGCGCGCTCACGAAGCGTCATCTGACGATCGAGGAGGAGCTGATCCAAATCTAGTTGCGCGCTCGTCTTGTCTTCAGCATTTGCGAGTTCGTCTCGAGCCGCCTTCTCTGCGATCTTGAACCGCTCATCCTCAATACGCCGCTGCTCAGCAGTCGCCTCAGCACCCGTCGGCCCACCAGCCACACGAAGCAGCGCAGCACGCTTCTGCGACATGAACGACACGAGATTAGAGCCGAACGATTGGAGCTGACGACGCGCATCCTGAATCGCAGCACGCACCGTGTCCGTAATGATGTTCCGTTTTGTCACGGCAGCCTTGACACGAGGGCCGGTAATTATTGACTCTGCAAGATCACGCCCAAGATCCTTCCACGTTTGTGAACTAGTCACGCTATCGACTGCCCTCGTAAATAGTTCACTCAATGATTGAGCAATGTCTACATACAATCCACCAAGACGCTCAACCCAACCCAAAACAAACTCGTTCGCAAGTGTGCCGCCGCCGATCTTGAATGTGAACTGCCAGATACTGAAGACCTGATCAAAAATCCCCCTAAGCTGAGAAGTCGCTTGCTTACGTCCCGTATTACTAAAGGAACCAATCAGAAGCCCAGCAGCATTCTTACCAGCCTGATTCGCACTCGCCTCAATACCCTTGAAGAATGTATCGAATTGTTGGCGACCACTTGGAATCAGAATGACACGCGCCGGAAGATCGATCTTCTGAGTCGTATTCCACCAAGTCAATACATCACGATACGCGCGACCAGCCGCATCAGAAAGCGTGCCAATCACAACACGAATCTTGGCCTCAAGCGTCGGCTGCTCACGAAACCTATTCAAGAATGTTGAAACAGCACTAGCAGCATTCGCCAAAGCGATCACCAGCGGAGCACCAATCGACTCGCGCAGATTCTCCACCGCCTCATTGAAGCGTTGGAACGAACCAGTAGCACTCGCACCAAACGACTCGGCCTGACCCTGGACACGACGCTGCACAATCGCGAGCGCCTCCTGCTTCGTCGTATTCTCATCCACCGTAATGCCGAACTGCTTGAACAGGCGCGTATTGCCATTGATCGCGCGACCAACCTGCATCGCATTCTTCTCAAGATCAGCAAAACCCGTATTCGCAGAAAGATCCAGCGCAAGGTTGAGGCCCTCCATCGCCTTCGTCGAATCACCCGTAAGGCGCAGGATCGTCGTGAACGCGCGCGACGCTGCCTCATCATCCACACCCATCGTCGTCGCAAGCTGCGTGAACTGCTCCTGCAACTTATTGACATCATCACTTTTACCGAGCGATTGCAACTGACCACGGAGTGCCTGCGTGCTCTTCTCCGCCTCCGCAGCCGCCTTCACACTCTTATACAGCTCGGCAGTAACACCAGCACCAATGGCTAGAGCTGCGATCTTTCCGAAGCGTGCAAGGTTCCCACCAGCACCCTTTAGTCCTCGAGCAAGGCCACTTGTATCAGCAACGATAGGAACAACTAGAGCCATAAGAGTATTCTACCGACGCGCTAGGGTCATATTGATCTCGCGCTCAGTCTTGCGAATGCTTGATGTGAACTCGTCGCGAATTTCGTCGAGACGACTAACGCTCGCCGGCCACAAACCGCGCTGCGCTCCTCTACCCGTAGAACGATCAAGGTGCCTGACGAACTGTTGGCCACGCTGTACCGGAGGAGAATAGTTCCCTCTCGATCCTGCCTGATCCCAAATAGCGCCACCAGCATTCGTATTCGTCAGGTTGATAACAGCCATGCTGCCCTTAGTTCCACGCACACGACGACTAGACCGCACGCTAACTTTCAAGCCGCGCATAGCACGATCACGAGAATAACCCGTACGACCATTAGCGCCCCAATTCGGAGTCGCCTGCTGAGGCATCCTACGCGCAACATCCGCAAAGATAGGCTTTGCCTGCTGCGTAAGATCTTTCTTCAACTCTTTCAGCAGTTCTGGATTGAACTTTGCGAGTTGTTTTAGCGTCGCCTGGAGATTTTTGACCTCTCTTGTGCGCGCCATCACATTATCCTTGCGAGTGAACCGCTCGCCACCTGATGTAGCCGAGCATTGTCCAAAGCATACGCTCCGACTCGAGCAACAGTTGGCTCGGCGCGATGCCCGTCTCGACCGCGAGACTCGCGATCAGCCAATGGGAGGAGGATTCTCCGAGTGCTCTAAAGGGGCCGACTCGGAACCTTCGATATCCTCGAGCGTCGCGACCCAATCCATGAAGTCAAGGCTCGTCTTGCCCTGGCGCTGAACACTATGCCAAGCGAGCCACACGAAGTCGCGAGCGAAGATCGTATCGCCGCCAAGCTCGGTCGATGGGCGCTGAAACTTCTCTTCCCACGCGATGACATCGACGAGCTCGGCGGTCACCATCTCCGTGGCGCCGCCCTTCGGCTTGATCTTGAACTGAACTTCCATCCTCATTCCCTCCAACTAGCACCCATGCGGGTGCGATGAGTTTAGGCTACAGCCTTCGTCACGGTACCCGACACGGGCCACGTGATCGAAGCCGTCGCGAGCTCGCCGACGGCGCCATTGACAGGCGTCCACTCGGTGACAAGCGGCGTCATCGTGTACGACGGATTCGCGGTACCAACGGCGGTGCCGTTCGGCTTGACGACGAGCGAAGTCGTCGAACCGATCAGCGGATAGACGAGGCCCTCGATCGCGGAGTAGTCCTGGTGCATGTCGAGCGTCACGCTGTTGTCCTGGAGGCCGCCGACACGAGTGACAGCACCCGTACCGAACGCGGTCGTCTCGACCTCATTGACGGAGATGTTGAGTGTCACCGAAGCGACATACGAGCTCACGTCGGTGCCGCCAAGCACCACGTTCGCGTTAGTCAATACGAGCTTTGCCACTTGGCTAGACCCCCTTCAAGGTGTCGTCGTGTTCCTTAGTCATTCTAGCCGACGATTTGGACGGTTCTACAGAAACGATCCGACCAGACCCCAGCAACCCGCAAAGCAGCGCCAGGCTGCCAATCTCCTCCTCAGAGACGAGCTCGCCACCCGTCTTCCCATACACCGTAAAACCCTCCACAACCTTGTACTGCTTCGCCATCTCGTCTCCTTATGCGTACACAATGACGCGGAACTCGATCATAAGGTACGTAGTGTCGTTACCATCGATCGTCTGAATGCTACCCGCCGACTCTACGATACTTGTCCGAGCATAACCGCCAAGCGTCGGATCAGCCTCAATCGCATACCGAATGCCACCCTGATCGTAAGATAGATACGTGTCCAGACGATCCTCTGCGCTGCGCTCCGCAGCCCGACCAACAATCACAGACACGCGGTACGTCTGCGTGACGAGACCATTACTCATCGCGCCGTGATACTCAATCGTCTCCAGGCTCGGAAACGCAAACGGCGCGTTCAGATTATCCGGCTGACGATCATACGCTCGCAGTCCCGTAATCGTACCGAGCGCCGCTGCGAGCGCCGTCTTGATCTCGCCAACGGTCGCGCTCACCTTGCGTTCCGCATCTTCCGATACGGCTGAACGAGCTGCTCCACATCAGGATCAAGAAACCGCGACACACGAACAGCCCCAAAATCACCAAAGCCAGCGACGCCTAGTGGCGAATCAAACCTCTTGAAGATTCTCGTCGCCTGGATGATTGTCGCCGTCTCGATCGCCTTCGGGATCGCCGGCCACCCCCACACAGCCGTGACGCGCACGAGTGCCTGCCCTTCGCCCTGGAGGACGCTTGTCGTCGGGAACACGTAATCCCCGACGGCGCGGACACGATCATAGGCCCACGTGATTCCATCCAGCGTGCCGTTCAGCGGCTCGAGCTGGTAATCCGTCGCGGCAAAAGTGACATCCCACACACCATCGCCGAGTGTGCTCGTCTCGATCGTGACGGCTGTACCCGCCATGTCATCCGTCTGCACGTACAGCGAATCATTCGTGCTGAAGACGCGTGCCGCGGTGCCAGCATTGTAGAAGCTCCGCATGGCGTAACCGTCGATCAGCCTGGACGCGGATTCTACGCTGCCCTCGAGGAGCGTATCGTCCGTCGAGTCGGTGATGCGAAGCGCAGCCTTTACCTGTGCGAGCGTGCAATAGCCATTCGTGATCGCCATGCTCGTATTCTACCCGCCCGTGGACAGGTTAGAACCATGAAACCGGTACGTCCACGTCTCCTCCGGCACACACACAAAACGCGCGCCAGCGTCGAGCGCGCGAAGCCAGAAATCCCAATCCTCAAACCCGTACGCCGAATCAGCGCGCCATCCGAGCTCTTCGCAGAGACTCGTGCGGATTAGCGTTGTGGCAGGGATGTAGTTCTCGCGCCTGAGCCGATCAGCATCAAAGGGACTATTCGGATTGAAACCGCGACCCGTGACGCGACAATACGAATAGAGGATATCCGCCTTGTCCGAGTGCGCGACGAGCGTTTCTAGGTGATGCGGATCGATCAAATCATCATCGGCTAGTTGTGCAATCCAATCAGCCTCAGCAGCGATGCACGCTGGCAGCATCCGGTTCAGCATCACCGCAGGGCCAACACGCTCATAATCCAGCATCACAACATGCGCCACCGGCTTGAGCGTCTGCGCCTTCACACTCTCCACGCACTCAGCACGAAACTCGGCGCGCTCCGGCAAGCTCGGCGTCATAACGACTACGCGCACTGATCCCACCGAATACCAGGAGACTCCACACCAATCAATAACCGGCGAACACCATCCTGCTCCACATGATCAACAAGAGCCTTCAGATGCTGCACAAACGCGCCACGCACAGCCCAAATAGGAACCCCATCCGTCTGCAACCTGCACGACATCGAATAATCCGACTGCGAACCATTCCCCCCACCAATCGCCACGAACGGATACTTCCGCCACAACTCGCGACTCATAAACGTCAGCGTATGCCCAGCAAACCACGTACGCACCTTCGCATCAGACTGTGCCTCAACATCCTCGCGCGTCGGCATCGTATAACAATCCAACGTAGCCATATCCTGCACAACCAAAGGCTCAACCGATAGATTCACAATCGATGATCGCTCATCCACATTGCAATACGCCGTGACAACTTCGCCGTCCACATAATGCTTCAGCACAAGACTGAGCGCATCAGCAGTCGGAAGCGAATCATCCGAAATAATCCCAATCGGATCGTAGTCGCACTCATCGATCAGAGCCGGCAGAAGCCCAGCTATCTGATGCTCGGTATAACGCTCAATCCAGAGCTTGCTAATCGGCAACGCCTCAAGCGCACTAATGCACTCGGGAATCCTTCGCGGATTCATAATGATCAAGAGTGGTCTAGCCATGCCCACAATCCCTGCGCCTCACGCTGCGAATCAACCAGGCGCGCATACCGCTCCCACACCGAATCCGACAATAGATCCTCGGAATAATCGCTAGGCAGCGCAGCATCCTTACGCGTATTCGACCCCAGCAATCGTGCAGGCGCACCCGCAACCTTCGCATACGGCTGCACATCCTTCACAACGCTCGAGTTCAAGCCGACCATTGCGCGCTCCCCAATGATCGTCCACGGATGCGTCACGACACCCTGCCCGAACGTTGCAGCATCATCAATCAGCGTGAAGCCGCCAAGGATACTAAAGCTACCCATCGTCACTCCAGCGCCGAGCTGCGAATCGTGCGCGATATGCGCGCCAGCCATCAGCAAACAATCCTCACCAACAATCGTCGGCCTAATGATTCCCTGATGTACCTGGACAAACTCGCGAATACACGCACCATCACGAATGACAACGCCCTCAGCGCGATGCGGCGACCCGACACCACACGGATACGAGCCGCGATGCTGCGCCGGCGCACCCACCACCGCATACGGGCCAATGTAGACACCATCACCGATCGTGAGCGGCCCCGTCAGGATCGCCGTCTCAAACACCTCACAATCAGCCCCGACGATTACCTCGCCATGCGTCTCGTCAATGATCATCGCGCCGCCTCCACAATCTGATTAGCCAACTCCGTCACACGCCGAAATGTCACCCGATTATCGGGCGCGCCCTTATTGACCACGAGCGCCGTATCGCTCAATCGGCGATACACCGCACTCTTCGGCGCATCATCCTCATCAAAGACGTGCTCGAGCTCTTTATCACTCGACACGATCACATCATCGATCTGATCCCACAACGCAAATCCTCGAGCACCACCAAGCGACACGGCACGCTTAGGCGCGAACTGATCCGTCCGCGCCTCAACCAGCGCAGTCTTCCGGCCACTCACCAGCTTTGCTGCCACGACGCACTCTGTCACCTCAGCACTATCGACTAGCCAATCCGTGCCAGGCTCCCACTCGACCAGCATCGCCAAGTCATGCACCATCATGTCGAACAGGAGTGGCGCGCCCGTTCGATTACCAACCGAGTAACGCAACGCATGAAACGTCACGAGCTCGCCTAGTTGTGGCTTGAACGTGCAGAGCGTCTGCCAAGACTGATGCGAAAGCATCGTATAGTCCACCACTACCTTCCGCTGGTTATAGTCGGCAACACGAAACAACCGCTCATACTCGTCCATTGTCGTCACGCCAGGCTTGGCAAGCATCACGTTCGCATACGAGTGCAAGGCTTCTGATGCTGCCATGAATATGCTGCCGATCGGCGCGCACACCACCACAAGCTTCGGATGCGTCGCCTCGAGCGCGTCACGCATCGAATGAAACGAATGCAGATTCTCTGTCTTCGCATCCGCAAGCGCACGCGGATCAGGATCATGCACACCCGCCAAAAAATACGCGGGATGATCGACGAGGTTTCGCGCCATGATGCGACCCCAATACCCGTACCCGACGAGTAGCGTATCGATCACTTCTCCCACCCATTCCGCACGCGCGTCGCAAGATCCCACTCGGCTGTTGCCGGCAACCCATCCGCCTCAACATTCGCCCACCGGTACTGCATGTACGCCTGATTCGCTGCGAACGTGCGCTCATTGTGCGCCTGGTACTCGGGATTTCGCTCTAGCGTAGACGAGTTATCGTGCCGCACATCCACGCTCGAATACTCAACCGGGATGCCCATCAGTCGCGCGCGCTGCTCGTAATCATTGTCCTCAAAGTACGCTGGATGAAAGCGTTCGCAGAATAAGCCGACGCGCTGCACGACCTCGCGACCAATCCACGCGCAACACCACGGCGGCGAACCCGCCAGCACGATCCGATCAGGCTGAAGCTCGCGCACATACTCCTCAAACGGATCATTCGCAAACCACGCATCCGAATTCAAGAGCAGCCAACCAGGCGAATACGGCATCGCCTTTATGCCGAGATTCCACGACCCAGCCACACTCAACCCGTTCGGCATCCGCCACACATAGACACGCATCGGATCATCCTCGTCAAGCCACGAACGCACCGTAGCCTCCTCGAGCTCGTCCCCATTGTCCACAATGATGAGCATATCGACACACCACACGAGGCTCTTTACGCATCGCTCTAGGAGATCATGCTGCCCGAGAACGGGAATGACAACAGTCGGAATCATGGGCGCCAAGTCGCGAGACGCTCAAGCGCGGGACGCCAATGCTCCGCATACACACGATCCGCGTGATACTCGCGCATCCCCTCAACCGCCTTCGCACTCTTCTCGCCCTTACGCGAATACGCCTCGCGCAGACTCGTCACGATCTGCGACACATTCGGAGTGAAAAACCACGAATCCTGGAACGGATCCCACATCGGCTGCCCATCAATAATCCACCCATCAGCCACGAGCTCAGGCTGCGCCGTCCAATTCGACACGATCACGGGCGTCCCGCACGCCTGCGCCTCAATCACCGGCACACCAAAACCCTCACCAGCCGAAGTCGCAAGCAGCACATCAGCACTCGTATACAACGCGGCTAGTGCCTGCTGCGGAATATTCATGCGGTACAGGTACTGATCAACGAAGCGCACCTGTTCCTTCTTGATACCGCACCCGGCGATCAGGCGGTGCAGGTTCACGCCACCGAGGGCAGCCGTCTCATCCGTATGCAGATACAGAATCGCGTCAGGATGCTCACTAGCGAACACGCCAAACGCGAGAAGATTCTCACCCCACGACTTCCGCGGCGGAGTCCGCCCCTTATTGGCAGAGTTCATCATCACGACGAAAGCGTTCGGATCATCGATGCCCATCAGCTCGCGACCCGTCACATCGCGACCCGTCGCATCCTTGAAAGACTCCGTAGGCTTGAATGCTTCCGGCTCGAGCGCGTGCGGAACATAAAGATGCTCTAGCCCGTCAAGCGTCATCATCTCCGAACCAAACTTGCTCATCGCGATCGGCATCACAT